AAGCGTTTGACACCAGCCTATCTGTTGGCAAGCTGCGTGAGGCCGAATTAATTGAGTTCTTCCAATCCAAGGGGCATAAGCCCATACCCATACCAGGCAAGTTCTCTGGCTTTGATTTCTTCTTAGCCAATACGAAGCAAGGATACGAGGTAAAGCAGGATTGGAAGGCTCATTATTCCGGCAATCTCGTGGTGGAAGTGGAGATGTATGGCAAGCGATCTGGATTGATGGCAACCACCGCAGATTGGTGGATATTTGATACCAAGACTGAGTTTATATTTATAACCCCAAAGCAATTAAAGGATCTAATCGTGGAAACAAATCCACCCCTGCGTCAATTTACAGGCAAGGGAGATACTCATCCAAAGAAAGCATACTTGATACCCGTGCAACGCATAAAAAACTATGCCAGCAGTATCATTAAACGATAAACTAACTACAATAAGTTACACATGAATACACTTAATAAAATCATGAATAAAATAATAATTACAGCAATATTTATAGCAGCAGTTATCACCTGGATATGGATGATATTTGCATGGATTATAGCATTAGTAGGAGCATAAAAATGAGTACAGAAAAGCAAGATTTACGAGTCAAAATAAACAACGAAACACACATATTGTTAGATGCCTATTGCGAGCAGTCAGGTACAACTAAAGGACAAGTTATTACTGACCTGATTTGGGGCAGTATTCCCGAACGCCTCGCGCACACGCGGGTATTTCTTACGAAATACCTTAATAATAATATATATAGTACCCCTGACATTTCTGAGGTCAAAAGCAAGACCCGTGGAAAGCGATTATTACCATCTGATTTTTCACCTAACAAATCCATAGCAGAAGATGCAGGCATCGATTTCGATGGTGCGCTTGAAGCGTTTACAGATTGGGCAAAAGCAGGAGGTAAAAAATACCTTGATTGGGATGCCTGTTTTCGCACTGCTTGCAAGACATGGTTGAAGGAACGCTATCCACACCTTCGCAGAGCAAGCACAAGCGTTTCAACCCATGGCTTAAATTTTGATGTAACTACCAAGCACCCGGATGATTGATGTTGAATTAGCAGAACAAGCAGTTCTCTCCTCCATGCTGCATGATGAAAGTGGAGTGGCCACAGCACAAGCAGGTGAGTCTCTTACCAAGGATGACTTCTCCTGCATGGATCGTTCCACGATCTTTGAGACGTGCTTACGGTTAGCACCTGCCAATGAGATTGATTTAATCATAGAACATCCAGAGCTAAAACAAGAAGTAATCTTTTTGAGCGAAAAATATGGTGGTGGTGGCATAGAAAGATACATTGAATATTTGATAGATCATCGTAACACGAGATCCGTGGAGCGTGCCTTATGGCAAGCCAATGATGATTTAAAAGCAAGTAAACCAGCAGAAGAGATAAGTCAGACATTTGTGAACACCATTGCAAAGTCACTCAGTCAACGTAAAGGCGTGGTAAGTTGTGGTGCAGCAAGCAAAGAAGCATTTGCAGAATTTCTTGAAGTGGATGCAGGTGGTACACAAGCAATACCCACAGGATTGGAAAAGTTAGATGCTATTCTTGGAGGTGGTTTCAAGAAAGGTAGCTTGTACGTCCTTGCAGCACGCCCAGGAGTTGGAAAGAGTGCATTAGCAATACAAATGACATACGAGACTGCAAAGCGTGGCCTGCGTGCAAGCTATGCAAGCTTGGAAATGTCATCATCTGAATGTGCTGGCAGATTACTTTCCAATGCTAGTGGTGTACGAAAACCAACAGGCAAGGGGTTTCTCAATGCAGGGCACAAGCAAAAACTAGAGACACAAGTGCAAGCAATGCAAGGTTGGCCTATAACATTCAAGGATGATAACCAAGCCACCATGCAAAGTATTGAAGCATTCATTGCCAAGCAAAGACTTGAAGGTGAGCTTGGTTTAATCGTAATCGATTACTTGCAGCTACTCTCCTCACCTGGGCATGACTCAAGAGTGCAAGAGGTTAGCTACATTTCTCGATCCTTGAAAGCAATTGCAATGGAATACGAAGTTCCTGTGCTTGCCCTTTCTCAACTCAACAGAGCGTTAGAAAGTGCTAACCGCAATCCCATGCTCTCAGACTTGCGTGAGTCTGGAAGTATAGAACAAGATGCAGATTGTGTGCTTCTCATGCATCGAGAAAAAGAAGTAGATCCAACCAATGATGATATCATTTGCAATGTTGCAAAGAACAGGAATGGTGAGGTGCGTGCAACCAAACTAACTTTTACCAAGCCAACCGGGCGTTTCTCAACACGTGTTGAAACAAGATTACATGATAAGAAACCATTTTAGCATCAAAGCAGACTACATAATGTTACAAATGATGCCATATGAAGCCCAAGAAGGGTGCTAATCGTGCGTTTCGTGATTGATACATAAAAGTACGAGTATGGAAAAGAAAACGATTTCTAGACCCCTTCCTGAGGATTTGAGGAGTATTCAATTTCTTCATCATTTGGTAAGCCAGCAGTTTCTCGTATTAATTTACGCTGCATCTCTTGCAATTCCTGCAAGGTTACTTCTTTACCTGCTTTCTTGAGAGCAGCTTGCAACTGTTCAAGACTATCTTTGCCTGAGTTGTCCCATGGGAATGCATTTGTCATAGCAAACCTTTCTTGTTTCTCTTTGTCCACCAGGCAAGCACTTTCGGCACAAATTTCATCGCTATGAAGAGCGCCAAGCCCATAGCGAGCTTTGGGAGCAGGTCATTGTTGTCTGGTTTGCTCATAGGTTTGCGTGTCTCTCTTTCTTTAATCCACGTACAACAATTGCATCGGAAGGTACAGAATCAAAGTCAGGATAATCCCATCTCATTGTCTTACCTGTACTCAATCGCACTAAATTTACTTTTAACTTTCTCATGCCATCAAGAAAAACAGATTTACCTTTTATACTCACTGACTTTGGGTAATGATAAATAAGTTGCGGTCTTGGTTTCTCCCTTGCTTTACTACTCCAACCACCTGCACCAAATCGATTGTTTTTACCCTGTGGGAACTCTAGGTAAACTGCTAAGAAATTACCACGCAGTTTCTCTTCATTGTTGTCTTGTTTGCTCATACCAGCCCTTCCGTTACATTTCTCTCTAATGATTCTGCAAAACCAGGCATGAAATCCTTTTGACTTGGGTAGTTGCTCATTACCTTGCAAACATAATCATATCCGCGCTCTTTCTGCTCTTTAAAATTTAGATCATTCCATCCCCTTGTCGCTTCAAGTTTCTTATTCTTTGCGATCTGCTTTTTCTCTTCATCCGTATAATCAGATTCTACTTTATCGATGTGCAATGAAGTTTCATCGTACATGTATTCAAAGCCTCTGGAAAGTGCAAGGTAGATCAAGTCTGATACCTTTCTCTTATCACCTTTGGCAATGCGTTTAATCATGCAATGTTGTTCATCTGTTAATTTAATATTTATAGTTTTCATTTTTGTAGTATGTTTTGAGTTGTTGTCTTGTTTGCTCATCCTTCAACCCTCCCTTGCTCAATGTCGCAAAGTGTGGAGTAATAAGAAGAAAAGCCGGAAGGATTCTTGTCCCATATTTCTTTCACTCGCTTTCTTTCCCACATGCTTTCTGGTTTGATATTCTTGCAACGTTCTTGGTTAGGCCAAACAGCACCAAGCCAACGCAATTCTTTTGCTCGTTCTTTTGTTATTTTCATATCCTTGTTTTTAATGTTTTCGTAAAGTCAGGCGCTTGACTCATGTTAATTTCAGCAACTCTAAAACGATCAAACCCGTTTTTCTTTGCCCAGGCTCTCGCTTTCTCAAAATTGCGCTTATCGTTTGTAATGATTTCTTGCATCCAATCCGGATCTTCCTTTTTGATGCCCCAAAGTATTGATTCTTTCATGCTTATTTAAGGTTAAATGTTAGTTGTATTTTCTCTTTCTCTGTAAAGGATTGCCCTCTTGCACCATGCATACATGCCCTCGTTTCACGAGGCCTTGCACCACGCTTTGCACGCTCCCTTTCCTCTCTTTGTTTCCTCGCTTTCTCGCCTATCTCAATCAACTCTTGCAAGGCGATTGGAAAAAGTTTTGCTGCGTGTTTCATAGCTCGCCTTCGTGAATAAAAAACTCACGTGTTATGCTTGTGGAATTGCAACAGTTGCAAGTAATTTGATTCTCGCAAAAATCTGTAAAGCTTTCTCCTACAAATGAAAACAAATCTTGCTTTGCAAATTCTGTAGTTTCTACTGAGAAATCAATGAGATAATCGCAATCATTGCAGTTTATAGAAATAAATTCTTCTTTCATGATTCGTAATCTGTTGACTCAATAACTTGAGTAATGCTTGCAGTGTAAAGATCATCATAATCTAAAACCTTTTTGTATTCCTCTTTTGCATCTTTCATGTTTTCAAAAACTTCGTAATGATCTGCTATGTCTGTAATCTCTGTACTTTTGTCTATGGTTGAATACACAACTAAGTATTTTCTCATGCTAGTTTCTCCTTTTTGCTTTAATTGTTTGAACTGCGATCCAAGCGCCAAGTATGGCGTATGGTGCGAGTATGATTATGCTAATCTCGTAGTGTGACATAGTATTGAAATTTAGTTGTTTGTAGTTTACGCAATGCCTATTTGATACCCTTTGATCATTGCATTGATTTGATCGAATAGCTCGCGCTTAGTAGAGCGTTCAAGGATAACATTAACGCCACCTCCTTTTGCCATTTGATCAAGACGTACGCCACCATAGGAGTTATCTATCATAAAATGATTTGCGCATGGTATGACTTGTCCATGAACACCTTTAAGGAGATTGCCTTGTCTATCTTCTTTGTAAGGAGTCAATGGACGTCCAAGTAGTACATTTAAGGTATGCACCTTATCATCAAGTAATTTTGTAGTAATTTTCATTTTGTAGTAATAATTTTGAGTTAATAAAACCAAGCAACATGCTTGATATGAAAGACACTAAAACACATTACTTGTATTTGCAAGTTTAAATGTAACTTTTTGGCGTTGCTTGTAGTTTAGCCTGAATCCCATTATACATGCAGCATGCAGCATGCCCCCGGTTCACGGGGCAATGCACCATGCAAAAAAACTTTCACGCAAACTT